TCCTTCCTCATTGCTGATTAAGGACACCGCATACCCCTTTTCACTAAGGGTTTTGAAAGACTTCTTCAAATCTTCCACGTTGCCTCCTTTCTTATTTGCACGAATGCCACAGCCATCAGCCCACGAACATGCACCTTGCTCTCCTGGCAAAAGAGCCAAATGGTCCGGTCGATAGCCTCTTGCTATAGCCTCGTAGGTTTCTCCATTCCAATCACCTTCATTGGAAATGGATTCATTAAACACCCCAACACTGACATCCAAAGGCCTGCCTGCACGAATGTAGGACAGAGCCAATGGCCCGTCGGGGATTCCTTCAATTTTTTGTAGATCGATCCAGGCCTCAGCCCGTAATCCATCATTATAATGAGTGTTAAAAATCTGCCCCACAGCATACCGTTCCATAACACGTGGAGAATTGGCAGAAACATTGTGTCCATCTTCTTCGGGATGATGAATTGTAACGGGAATACCATTCCAAGCCACTGTAAACTGTCTAAGTTCCTCTTCCTGGTGTAAAATAGGACCTTGACTACCATTATGAACTCCCTCTTTCATCATTACCACAGGTACTACCAAATAAGAACGCCCCTGGTACGTCTCCTCCCGAATTTGATAATTCTGAGTCAGGATTTTGTAATCCTGTACCATTATCTCTTTTTTCCCCATAACATTGGTTTTTTGTATTTGAAAAAGGCACAGGAACACAACCCAGGCCAATGCTGCATCAATTCAAAACTATCTGCTTCATTCTCTGTAGTTCGAACAGGAATAGATAAATCATAACATTTCTGTCCCGTATGTTTTTCATATGCATAATAATCCAAAAAGCCAATCACTGTAATACCGGGAAGGAAATGTGGTTCCAGCCGTTTTAAACACTTGGTAAAAACAGGATCCTTTTTTGGAGCATCAAACAAACAAATCTCAATAGGCCCTCCATTGTATTCCCCCAGAGTATCCGGGAGACTTCCCTTAATGGGCTGGATTAGTCCAAATTCTTCAGTATTCTCCAAGAACAAGGGCATAAGATCCTGGCCCACCTTTATTACCAACCCCTGCTCCTTTGCTTTCTGTACCTCACTCTTAGTAGCATGCCAATTATCAAAAGCCCAATAAAAATCAGAATATCCAGCATCAGTCAAACCATCCAACAATGGAACCGTGCTAGCTCCCAACCAACATCCTAATTCAACAGCTAAACCCTCTCCTGTCCACTGCTTCCCCACAGTGCGTAGATAATCATGAACCTCCGGAGGTGTCATTGCCGGTATTTTCAAATCTCGCGTGTCCATGTAAATCTTAATGGATTTATTGGTTTGTACTTATTTAATGCTTGTTTTTGCTTTTTCAGCATAACCTGATTTGTCTTAATATCATACTCACTACCAACTCTATCCCACTCCATTACATTGGCATCTCCTACTAACTCGTTGCCGAATCGAAACAAACGAACACCTTCTAAAGGAATCCAAGGAGCATGTTTTTTCGAAGCCTTACGAAAGGGGTAACCCGGACCATTCCAAAATCTGGATAAGCTTTCATCAAACCCCCCTATTTTCCAAAACATCTCCTTAGTCATTATAAAAGAACCAGTATGGGTACCTATGGGAATACGTTCAGTGTGGCTGAGCATATCATCCCTGCTCGGTTTGTATATAAAAGTGGGATCCAATTTGGTTTCCAACAAATTCACTATATTTTCAGCACTCATTACGTGATCAGCATCTGTCAATACTACCCAACCTGGATAGGCCTGCTGCATTGCCAAATTCTTTGCCCCTCCATGATTCCATGGAATATTCTCATGGATCCGAAACAGTTTGAATTCAAATGAAGGAATCCCATACTTCCGCAGTACATCCAAAGCAGGATAATTTGGGGAACCATCATCCACAACAACAACATTTACCCTAGTAGAAAATGTGTAAGGCAGCCACTTCCAATAATCCAAATGCACCTTGAGCATATTTGGACAATCATAATATGGGAACGCTATAGTTAAATGCTTCATCATTTCTTATAAATCCACCACATTTTAGCCGGACCACGACGATGGTCCTTTATTAATTCCGAAACTGCAGCTTGTACACCCACAGCAGTAATATCATGTCCTGTTATCATTCCACCCTTACACACTTTGGGCATCCACGCTTGAATATCCTTCTTAACAGCCGTATACCCATGATCAGCATCTATGAAAATGAAATCTAAAGTTCCATCTTCAACACGTTCGGCCATTTCCCAACTGACTCCTTGGAGGATAACAACTCGATCTTTCCACGGTTGTACCTGTTTATCAAACGTGGCTTTAATTTCCTTGAAGTTCCACTTAATATATTCTGAATCGTAAGCTGCCGTAAACGTTCCGGGAACATAGTCCCACAGATCTACACACACCAAATTGATTTGAGGACAATGTTTTAACAAATGCATAGACGTATTCCCTTCCTTACACCCAATTTCCGCTACATTGATGTAATTGTGAGTGTTGATTTTGTTAATCAACCAAGCATATCTATTTCGTATTGCTTTCATCATTTTTTCTTAACTTCTTTAGGTATCGCAATACATCTGCAAAGCGGATGCAAAGGTATCATATGTTCTATCTCCCTAAGAGTAAACTCGTTACCTTCTAAAGCAGAACAACGACTACACACCCTCTCATCCCCCGCAGTACTCCATTCAGCTATGACAATAAAACCATCAGCAGCCCAATTCTTGTATTCCTGCACCATGGCCTGGTGATGTGCCCTGATAATCTCTGTACGAGCAATCATCTGAGCTCGTCGCTGTGCCGGAATGAATCGTCCCAGAGAATCCGTAATGCCCAATTCCCCCATTCCAGAACCATTGATGGTACTAACTAATTTACGAGCCAGCAATCTGGGATTATCACCATCAATCAGGCCCTGAGCCAAGATCCTGCTAATCTGAGTATCCATTGTAGTTGTCACACCTTTCAATTCCGCAAATACCCGAGTAAATAAAACCCCGACCCTATCAACATGGAATGGAGTCCCCATAACAGCCTCAATTCCCCCAGAAATATCTACAGTAGGAACATCATATCCAGCTTTCCGCATCTCATGCCTGGCCCGAAGAACTCCACGTTTGTATGAATCCAAAATGTATAAATTGGTCCAGGGCTCTTCTATACCTACTCCAATTCTTGGCAAAGTAATTGTTTCAAGAAGACCTTTATTCTCCTGACGCTGCAACCACTCCATAAAAGCTTTGATCTTATCTTCTGTCCGAGGAAAATTAAATGCATTAGATGCAGGAGGTATTAATTCTTCCTGTTGTGTTAGTACCCTCAATCCAAACACATCTAATTCAACTATGGCTTGGCGTATAATACGAGATAAAGCATTGAATCGCCCATCCATCTGCCGGGAGAAGATATTTCGCAATGTCGTGGTCCTGGTCGGATCATAGGCATTGATCTGCAACCTGGTAAATACAGTAGGGACGGTATGTGCATACACATTACTCATCATCACCTCCTTCTTCAGGCTCTATTGTCCCAGAACTTTGTCCTGCAGCAGCTACCCTATCTATTTCCCTCTGTATCTCTTCAGAAGACATCCTAGTAATCTCAGCTACCTGATCCTCATTTAATCCAAGGAACCAATCAAAGAATGCCTCCGGAGGAAGAACTGCAGCTGCCAAAGGATTCTGAACATATTCACGTAATGCTGTGGCTCTAATACGTCCTACTTCTGCTTTGTCTTTTTCAGAAATAGCAAACAAATCAATCCACTGCACCTGATATTCACCTGTGCTTGGTTCCGGAAGTATTCCTTTCTCTATGCACATATCTACAAATGGACGAACAATGGCTGGTTCCGCAACCTCTTCCCTACGTGTTTGTACCACAGCATACCAAGAGGATAGATCCTGTGAGCTGGCCAATTCTCCTCGCTCTGAACCTGTCAATATCCTCTTTGGTATACCTTTTTCCGCGCAAATCATCTGTATCTGAATCTCAAGATGATCCATAGGGGAACTTACTTGAGAAGGTAATGGTTCCCATTTCCCACCAGTAGTAACAAGCATTCTCCGCAAAAAATTCTCGTATTCATCTCCCTGATTTATGAGATCATTCTCCACATCTTTTCCGATTGTAGAATCTTTGTCGGCAATGAATTGAAACCCAGGACGGGCTCCCCTCCAAAACATCTCAGCAGATCCACCTGTCAATTTCTCCACATCCTCCAAGCGATTAAAAATGGGTTGTAGTGCGGGAACCCCCCTAGTATTACTTTCAGAGGGTTCTGGAATAATATGGATGGCTCGTGACCAATCCACATCAAAAGTCTTTGTAGAACCACCATCATCAGTAGCAATGGTGATAGAATATGTTTTTACTAACCCAAATCGCTCATTCTTTGTGTCTTTTACGTAGTTCTTAATTTCTACAGAACCCTGGGACAAGGGACGAATGTAATTCAATTCAACATCCTTTTCAGGAGCAGGTTTTAACCAATCCTCAATCTTCCGCACATCATCAAAACCAAGTAGTAACACCCCGTATTCTCCGATATTGGAAAGCTTATCCAACCGAACGAAATTATTCTTTATCTTGAGCTTCTTATTTAACTCGATCCAAGCTTTTTCAAGCTCTGTCTCAGTCTCTTGCCCCACCTCAGTAATTAGTACCGGACCTTTCCAGGTAAACTGAATCGGACGATCTATCACGGCCTTGGCAATGTCCTGACGGTAGTACCTCTTAGCAAAATCATCATATGTGAGTACCTTCTTGTACCCTAGTGCTTTGTACACATCACGTTCCCCACCATAAGTCAGACCCAATTGACCGGCCAGGTTCATTCGTCCTGACAGGGCTCCTTGTAATTCCACAAATGTTTGAAGACGGCCCATCAAATCGTCCTTGTTTGCCTGAATCTCCCCGTTCGACTTAGAAGCTGCTCGTTTCATATCTTATTATTTTTTGCGCAAGGCTGACAGTCCTGATGATATTTTATCCAATCCTATTCCTATTCCGAAGGATGACCACAGAGTCAAATTGATGGGGGTTTCTGAATCAAGCAGGAACCTTGATATTTGAGGCCAGAACACAATGCTAGCAGCAATGAGAATAATACTCTGTGTGACCCGTTTCCATCCCTTCCAAAACGAA